AAATCTCCTGCAATTAACTTAATCATCGTGCTAACTCCTCTTGAGTGTTTTCTCTTACAACTACTTCTTCATTGTCCATGCGATCGGCCATAAAGTTTTCTTCTAGGTATTCATCGGCGTCAAACTCGACGTATGTTCCGCGTGGTAGCACGTTGTCCATTGACAAAGCGCCAGCAATTGCGTCGGCATACAATTTCACGCCAAACAAATAAAGATCGGCGCGCGCTTGCTGTGACGACTGGTATGAGTAAGCGCCAGTAGCAACTCCCACCAAATACGGTGGCACGTTTGCCAGACGCGACATTTCAAGCGCCTGATATTGCGACGCCTCAATCAAAAGCATTTTGTCTGGCGTGCTGTTTGTTTCCGTGTATGTCAAATACTCGTTAAGCGCAGCGGTCTGATTAGTTGCTCTCGCAGCATTGAACGCCGATGCTAAATCAGCAAGTTCTTGCGCGCTAAGTGGTTCGCCACCAGTTTGTTTAAGTACGCCGGCAGGAATGCTTGACGATGCGTTGCGATTGCGCGCAGCTTCTAACTTAAGCGCGGTTTCAATTGCGCCAGGTGCCGAGTAAATCAGACCTTGTGCTGGAGACAAGAATTGCACAAGGTTTGCAGGGTCAATTTCTCCGCCTTGGAAATACACCTGTGACGATGGAGCAAACCACACAGGGCCAGCCATGTCGGTAGTAGTAATTGAGCCTGCTGGCAGTCGAGTGAACGTGGCAGGGTATCCGTCGGCGGTGCGTGAGGTGATGTACCAGAACGCGCGCCCAAACATCATGAGGTCATCAAGAGTCCAGCTCATAAGGAACTGGAACGAAACTGTTGGGTCTGGTCGGCGCAACCATGAACGTGGAGCGATATAGATTTTTTCCATTTCTTCGCCGTTCCAAAACTCGTTGTATGAGCGAAGATTCATTGAGCCAATTACCGACGCCATGAGATCGCGCGCACGGTTGATCGTTGGAACGCTGATCGCCGCGTTACGCGCTTCGCCTTCGCGGTAGGTGTAGTACTGGCCGATCATGTTCACGCCAACATTGGACGACGAATAGCCAGGAGCAAAACCGCCTGCAGCTGCAGCCTTGCTTGGCGCTGGGCTTATTGCTGCTTTTTTGGTTTTGTTAAAAATCGCCATGTTCCTACTTTGTCATATAAGTGGCAACCGCGCATGACTTATCCGATTCCGACAAAAGGCAAGGTGCGCGGTCGCCGCGTTTATCTTAGTTATTTACCGCGACAAGCATGGGCTTTCCGCTGTTAACTGGACGGGCACACATGCCGATACCCCAGACCATTGTGCGCGCTAACTCAATCGGCCCAGGTGATCGCTTGCTCGAGAGCACGATCGTGTTGTCGGTGCGAACAGCAACGGCGCGCTGGACATGTTCGGCAAGCAGTTTTTCTCCCGTGTGTAACAGTCGCGCTTCGGCGATCATGTTTTTGGCTAGCGGTGTAAACCGTCCAAGTTCGGCGTAACCGACCACGACCCTGCGGCGCTCAATGTTCGGTGGGCAGGTTGCGTCCACGGTCGGCGACAAGGCGAACCTGATCGTGGGGTCTTTGGCAAGTTCCTGCACGTTTTCCCACAGCTCTGTAATTGACTCGGCGATGAATGCGACGGTAACAAGCACCCTTCCGTCTGACAGGTTGACGCATCTGGTCGCGCTGTATCGGGAATCGTCCAGCGAAGACTCGATCGCCACGACCCCACCGCTAGGGATGTCACCTGTGTATTCCAATGACGGCCAACGCCCAGGCTCAATCCATCCGCGCACAACACTTACCCAAAGGTTTAGGGATGCGCGCAAGAACGACGCGCGATCAGGGTTAGTTGACTCTTGCCTAATTGTGTCCATGTCCAACGTGTAACCAAGCGCAGGATTACCCCACGCCCATGACGCTGGGTGCAGCGGGTCAAGGCTCGGGTCAGGCGACCATTCCGCCATATACATCGTGGACGGTTCACCCTTGTCAATGGCTCGAATGCCAGCCTCACGCCAACGCTGAAACAGCACAGATTCTTCCGTGCCAGCTGTAGAGAAGAAACACGCCAACGGGTTTTTGCGTGCGCGCTGTGCCGGCAACAGACCGCCCTCAACCGAATCGGGGTTGACGTCAAACAACTCGTCCACGATCACTAGGTCAATGCTCATACCGTGGCCTTGGTTTGGCTTCAACGCTTTGACCCACCATTTGCTGCCGTCTGGCATGGTGGCCTGATAACGGCCGTAAGATTTAACGATCTTGGCGCCGTAGTACTCCTCAAGGATTGGTGCAAGATCATCAAACAACAAGCAAGCCAAATCCAATCGGTGCGCGCCAGATACGACGGTCTGCTTACCGCCACGTATTTTTGGCATTTCCACAAGCCAAAACAAAATCAGCGCCTGGATGATTGTGGTCTTACCGTTCTGACGTGCAACCGAAACAAGGCTTGAGCGATGCACAAACTTGTTATCAGCGTCAACCGCCAGCATCCCTTCAAGAGCATGTAGTTGCCAAGGCATCAGGTCTATGTGCAGCACCTGTTTTGCCATGTCCCCCACAAGCCCAGCTAGTGTGCCGGCATGGTCAGGCACCATCGTTTCCAAGCGCGGTCGGTCATGGCCAGTTGGCGCTGGTTCAGGCTGATCTGGGCTGGTGGCGACAAAATGATGGATGGGGCTCGGGGGCAGTTGAGAGCTGTATAAAAAATCGTTTATTGCTTTCTCACGATTTTGTTTTGCGTTGGCTAGTTTTTTATTTCGGTATGTTGCACCGCGCGCAGAATTGCATGGCTTACATGCTGCAACGTATCCGTCTTCTATTGTTCCGCCTTTGTCTGATTCGACTAGGTGATCTAGTTCTGTTGCTGTGTTGCGTTTGCACCAATGACACAATGGTTGGTCGCGCAGTAGTTCAGCGCGTGCTTGCTTGTAGATCGTTGTGTCGTGTTCTGTCAGTTTGCGTGTCATGCTCGCGCGCTTCGCTTGCGCTGACGCGGCGCTTGCGCGCCTTGTCCTCGGTAGTTGTGAGTGTTGTTTGTTGTCGGGTTCATGTCGGTGCTTTCTTTGTTTGTTAACTGTATGTCATTTGCGGGTCAAGAAATGTGTGAATGCTCCACCCACCAGATTGCCCAACTTGGTTCCCTTTGCACTCATCGCCTGATTATGTTTACAGGCCGCCTCGACGCTTCGCCCGTTCCATTTCGTCTTGCATGATTCGGGGCGCGCCGATCTACCCACGTTTCCGTGTGTCACCAACTGCCGTGCGAATGGCTTAGGTCTGTGCGTCTAATGAAGTTGTAATCAGGCGGCCAATATACTCGGCGACCTGTGGCACTACTGCGTTACCTAATCCTTTAAGTCTGTCCAACCGATTGGGAATCCCATCAGCCACTCGACCCACGCTGGGTTCAACTTGCCACCACTCGTTAATGGATCTGCTGTCACTACTGCTTCCCCCAACATGATTGCTTGTGAATACTCGCGAACACGGGCATACGGATTTTTTGCATCGTTCGCTTGAGGAGTTGGCCACATCTGCACCGCATCGGCCAGATTGATTCCATGGGTTGAGCCGTTCGGCGCTACTCGGCGCAACTTCTCGTTCCATATTGCCGTTGGATGTTCGTTTTCCTGCGTTGTTGGGGTAGGCCACAATGATGATTCGATCTCGTCGATGGGGCGCACCCATTCCGGCTGCTGATACAACACGCCATTCCGCGTCATACCCGATTTCGGCAAGTTCTCCAATAACTTGTAATCCCCCCAAAGAGAGATGTCCTCTGACATTCTCCAAGATTGCGTATCGGGGTCGTAATTCGCTGATTGCTGTTCGCACCCAAGGCCAGAGATGTCGTGGGTCATCTGTTCCTTTTCTTTTTCCTGCTGTGCTGAATGGCTGACAGGGATATCCACCGCAGATGACGTCCACAGGCTCAACTGCTCGCCAGTCAATTTGTTTGATGTCTCCATGATTCGGCACCTCGGGCCAATGTTTTTTTAATACTTTGCATGCGTAAGGATCTATTTCAGATTGCCATATAACTTGCATTCCTGCGCGTTCCAAGCCAAGGTCAAGCCCACCAATACCGCTAAA